CTCGTGTCGCTAAGATTAATAAGATTAGTCGCCCGTACTTGATCTATCCGGGTCAGGTTTTGCGTTATTGATACATTAATATATTAAAAAATCGGCGTGTCGCGTTTGCGTGCGCCGATTTTTTGTGTAATATATTTTATGTCAACGTAAAACGTTGATAAATCAAGAAAAAGGAAATATAATGAGGAATATCAAAAAGACACGTGCCTCTAGTACGGTCACGTATATTGATCGTGACGGCAATCAGCAATATATTATTATTGATGGTAATATTCGCACTGCTGAGCAAGCCGTGAAAGCGTTGATGAAGGTCGGTTTGTATAATGTATTGGTGGATGACATCAAGGTGAAGAAAACGGTTTACGAAATGCCCGCCGAGATGTTTTTCCGGCATGCGACACCTATCAACGACAACGGCAACGACAACGACAACGATAACGAGTAACAAAAAAAAAAAAAAGGATACAATCATGTCACAGGAAATTGAACAGGTGAACAACACCACGAATGAGGCAATGCAGGCCGTTGTTGACAATCATCGATACATTTGCACGATGGACGTTAGCACGTTCGACGGGAAACGCGCCATCATAAATGCGCGAAACACCGCGACGTCACTTGCAGCGTTGGGAGATAAACCGCTGATTGTAACGGGCGTGTACGTTGCGCCGGGTATTCGTTCCCGGACGGGGCAGAAATGCGCCAACGTCTATCTGTTCGCAAAGGACGGCACGACGTATTTCAGTCAGTCGGAGGGTATTTATCGAAGCGTCTTGGACATCTTCGACATATTCCCCGATTTCAACGCGCCGGACGGGCTCACCGTTGCCGTCAAGCAAACCCCGCTAGGCGGCGGTCGCTCGCTCAAGTCCCTCGAAATCAAGTGAAATACGAAAAAAGAGCAAAAGCAGAACGCTGAAACCGTATGAGGGTGCCATAACCGGTTATGGCACCCTTTTTTTATCGTAGGTGGTGATATGTATGCCCAGAGCCCGCAAGCAAGCCGACATCTTGACGGCGAAACGCAAACGTGTACGACGTGCGATAAACACGATACGCAAGAGCATTACACCGCAAATGCCTGAAAGTGAACGGAATGCGCGACTGATGTACGTGCAACGGCTTGAAACAGGCCTGAAACAGACATACGTCGGACGTATCCAGAACAAACAAATACGGGCCGAAGCATACGCGCGGGCGATGGAGAACGCCGCCAAGCTGGTTCGGCAAGCTGAAACCGTGAAGGGTGGGGGCGGAAAACGCGGTGAACGACGACGCTCGTTTAACATTTTTCGGCAGGAAATGCGCATGGCGTCCAAGGGGCTGCCCTCGGCGCTGGGCGATCTTGGTCGCGAAAAAGTCAAAATCTTTTGGCGGTACACACAAAATATATGGCAACGACCTGATGTGCCGCCCGAGAAACGTTTGGAGGTCATCATGCATGCTTATGATGCCGACTCATTGAGTGAGTTGTTCGATGCTATCATGCAACGCAACGAGCAAGCCTTGCAATATGCCAAACGCATGCAAATGCACGTCGGGGACTTGGAAGACGCTATGGACGTTGACGGGGGTAGTCCGATATGGTTGGTGGCGGTGTCGCCGGACGTGGTGCGGTGATGGGTAGTCGCAAGCCGTTTAGGGTCGCCGCCGTTTACGATACGGAGACGACTAATATACAAGCCGGTGCCGAAACAAGGGCATATCCGATATTGTATATCTTTAATGATCTGCGAGGCACATCGTTGGAGTCTTACGACCCTACTTCGGACGATGTACGGTTTTATCGGCACGTTGATGAGGCACTTGCATATATCGATGATCTTATATCGTATGGCAGCGAACATGATTATGTACCGGTGATCGCGGCATATAATCTGATGTTTGACATGCAAACACTCATGCTGGCATTGACGCAAACGTATACGATCACCGTAAACGCGCAGACCGCGACGAGCACGTACACAATCGATCTATGCGTTGACGGCAACGTGGTATGTCGCTTTTGGGATACGTTTTACTTGGAGATGGGCGGGTTGCGTGCAATGGGCGAGACGTGCGGCCTCCCCAAGGCCGTGGGCGACTGGGATTATACGCTTGTACGTACGCCCGAAACGCCGTTGACCGACGATGAATTGTTTTACGCCCGTCGCGACGTGCAGGTGATACCGCAATATCTGCAATGGCTGTTACGTGCTAATCATTGGCTTACGTCCGACATGTTGGGGTGCCGCGTATTGACCAAGACATCTCTTGTACGGCAGATGGCACGTCGTGAGATCGGCGGGCGGCGCGTCACGCTGCGCGACGGAAAGAAACTTACGTTGCAACGTGCCTTCGAGATGACTTGCAATCAGGAATTTCCGAAGGATTATGAATCGTATGCGTTGCGCAAGGCTTGTTTCCGTGGCGGGTTGACGTTTACGAGCGCTAAAACCGCTAGTGTTGTCGTGCCTAATGTCGCGTCCTTGGATGTCACGTCAATGCATCACGCTTTCATCAACGGGCGACGTTTGCCGGTGAAATTTGCGGCAGCGCCTACGGATATTTTGCAGATCGCTTGCGAGCGCATTGCGGCCACGTCGCTTGAAGATGTGTTGTCTAATTATGATGACCCGTTTCGTACGGGTTTGCATGTGGCGGTGCGATTCATGAATCTCAGATTGCGCGAAAACACATGTTTCGACACGTGGGGAATTGCAATATGCCCACGTTCCAAGTTTGTGAAAACGTTGCGGGCGGACACCGATTACAGCAACAACGAACGTGCAAAGATACAGGAAAGCAGCGTTAGGGCGCATGGTTACGTCGACAGCGCCGTTAATCCAACGTACGCCTTCGGAAAATTGTATCGGGCGGACGAATGCATATTACATGTTAATGAAGTTGAATTGTGGAACGTGGCACAGGTATACGAATTTGACGAAATGCATGTGTTATACGGTGAAGCAACCACTAAAACGATTGTTCCACCCGATTACGTGACCTTACAATCTAACATGCTTTTCGCACGAAAAACCGATGTGAAAAATCTGATTAAACGTTATCACGAGGGCACGGCATACGTGGGCGAAATACCCGAATCCATACCGGAGGGGATTGCACGTGATGCCAAAGCGGGCACGTTGAGCGCGAAATTTCTGCAATCATATTACGGCAGCACTGTTAAGGGGCAATTTAACGGCATTTATGGCACACAGGCGCAAGACGTTATGAAAGCCGATTATCGCGTGACGGAAACCGGTGAACTTGAAGTCGATAGAACCACTGTCTGCACTCCCGAGAATTTTGCGAAAAAACGTCCGCGGACACCGCGCGTGCTGTACACCTACGGTATGCGGATTGTCGCGGGTAGCCGTATGCACCTTATTATTGCCATGATGCTTGTCTATGCGAGATTGGGTGATAGGGTGACTGTGACGGGCGGCGACACGGACAGTCTCAAGATCCGATGCGATGCGGGCGTGAGCGATGCCGATTTGCTGGAAAGTCTGCAACCGTTGCACGACGCGATCGAAGCCGCCATTGACAGAACGATGCGACGTGCGCGTATCACCGCGCCGGATATGGCGAGCACGTTGGAACATGTCGGCAAGTTCGAGGTAGAGGACTGCGGGGGGTCGTCGCGTTATGTCGAACATGTGGAACTGTGGAATAAGGCACGTATCAGCCTCGATGTCGGGGGACGTGTACATGTGACGTGCGCGGGCTTGCCGCGTCCCGCCGACGTGTACACGATCGAGGATTTTTTGCGCGATCTGATGACCGACGGTCGCGGTTTCGCGGACATCGTCGGATTGGCGCTTGGTTATGATGTGCTTGTGGATTACGAGATATGTCATACCTTGCAACGCAATAGGCCGCATGCGTGCGATCGTTATATAGGTGATGTCACGGACTATCGCGGCGAGACGGCGCATGTGGATACACCGGAGGCCATCGGGCTGTACCCGTCCGGGCGATGTCTGGGCGAATCCGATAAACAGGCAAACGAAGAAAACATTACGTATCTGCAAACCACGTATAATAGACATGTGGAGACAACACCACGTGAACTTACATTAACGAACGGGAAACCAAGGATTGTGAGCATTGATGGCGAAATATTATTATGATAGGCTTAAAACCGTAATATTGCCACGAAACGCAGATGTGAACATGATTATCGGCGCACGCGGCTTGGGTAAAACCTACGGTATGAGAAAATACATGGTAGAGGATTATTTGAAAAACGGGTATTGTTTTGCGGAAATCGCCCGTTTTCGTGAGGAAAACAACGATGCCGCTGCAGATTATTTCGACCGTATCATAAAAGATAATATTTTCCCCGATTATGAATTTCGCACAACAAATAAAACGGCTGAAATACGACGGAAAAAAACCGGCAAGAAAGAAAATTCGTGGCGGATATGCGGTTATTTTATACCCTTGACCATGCAACAGCGAAAAAAGAAAAATACATACGTGAACGTACGTAACATTTGCATGGATGAATTTATTATTGATAATGATGATAGATATCATACGTATTTGAAAAACGAGTTTGGGCAATTGGCGAAAATCGTGGATACCGTGACACGTGAACGTGCCGATGACACCGAGCGACGCAAGCCAAGAATATTCCTGTTGGGTAACGCTTGCGACGCGTTCAACCCGTATTTTCGACGTTATGGAGTGCCCCTCAATCCCGAGTATGGTCTGCAATGGCTTGACGGCAAGACATGCTTGTTCGATTACGTGCGAGATGATGACTATGCCGAACAAAAGGCAAAGAACACCGTCGCGGGGCGCATGTTGAAAAACAATGATGATATGACGGCGAAAAACAAGTTTCGGCAATTTGATACCGATTTTATCGAAAAACCGCATAAGCACGCGAAACTTACGTATGTGTTCCGTTGGTTTCACCGGGAATATGGCGTATATGTTGATATGCGTTGTGGGTATGTTTTTCTCTCGATGAAATACGACGGCGGGACACATGTGCCATATTTTGCGCTCACGAGAGATGATAACAGGCTGAACTACCTCACTGCGAATATGGCGAGGGAGTTGATTAAGAATCTTACATCGTATTACGCCTTGGGATATTTGAGATATGACACGGTGGAAACGCAACACGCCATGTTTGAAATGCTCAAGAATTTCGGTGTAAAATAAACATGGTGTACGTGAGGTGCCATAATGATGTCGCTAAAACACATCGTCGATAACCACGGTTGACTCCGGCGACGATGTGGCCGTGAGGGAAAAACGCGCCGATTACCGTTATGAAACATGTCACAAGTATGCTAATCTTAAGTCGTGCCGGTTCGGTATTCGTTCACCGGTACGACTTTTTCATATATGAAAGGAAAAATAATGGATGACGAAACGACCGAGGAAAGGGACATCGCCGAGCGCGATGATCTCACCCCCGATGAAGCGCACCGCGTAGGCGAGTTCGACGATCTGCGCGACATGCTCACGACGATAACCGATAAGATCGATGCCATGAATGAACGTATTGATGACATTTATGACAAGTTCGCCGATTCAGTTGCGCAAATGGTGGAAAACGGCGCAACCGTCCGTGAGGACGATGCCGCCGCGGCCATATCCGAGGCTGCGGCGGATGATCTTGAAAACCTTGATTACACTCTGGATTAGGAGATATATAATGGCTGTAGATAACGCAACGATATTGGATAAGGTACGCCTTAAAGGTACCGACGACTATCAGCAGCGGATACCGTCCGCCACGCAGACCGGTGTCGCGAACACCATGCGATACCTGTTCGACCCCATGAACCGACAATACTTGAACGACTGTGTTTGGAACATGGTTAATCGTATCGGCCTCACGGTGATGGCGCAGAACGAACCATTCAGGAACCCCCTTGACGTTTTCAAAAAAGAGAACCTGTATTGGGGTTCGACGGTACAGGAAATCGCAGTGAAATGGATTAAGGCGCACGGATACAAGGACGATGCCGAAGAGCTGCTGAAGATGCACCGACCCGAAGCCGCCGTATGGTTCTACGAACAGAACCGCCGTGACCAATACCCGATATCATGGACGGACGACGAACTGCGCCAGGCATTCGTGGACGATTTCGGCTTGAACCGGTTCGTTGCTCAGATCATGGAGACCCCGCGCAACAGTGACAACTACGACGAAATGAACATCATGCTCGCCTTGATACGTCATTACGAGCAGAATCTTGGTTTCTACAAGGTTCATCTCGATGCCGTCCCGTCCGATGAAACGACCGCCAAGACGCTTCTCAAGGCGCTTCGTTCGATGGCTGGACGTATGCAATTCCCGTCCACCCAGTACAACGCGCTGAATGTAACCGACATTCCGGCCTACGCTAACCCGCAACAAATGGTGTTGCTGATCGAGCCGGAATATCTCGCGTCGCTCGATGTTGACGCGTTGTCGGCGGTGTTCCAGTTGGATAAGGCCGATGTGCCGTATCGTATTATTCAAGTACCAAGTCTTGGTATTCCGGGCGCGGTGGCGTTGCTTGTGTCTACTGATTGGTATCAGGTTCGCGATACGCTGTACGGCACTACCCAGTTCTATAATCCGCAAACACTTTCCAACACGCTGTATCTCAATCACTGGGGCATTTATGGCGTATCGCCGTTTACGCCGTGCGCCTTGTTCACCACCGATGCGGGCACTTCCATCAAGATTGTGACTCAGACCGTGACCGGGTTCACGCTGACCCCGGAGACGGGTGATGTCAAGGCGGGCGACGTGCTCCAGCTCACGCCCAAGCTCACCGCCACCGTGGAGCCCACCGGCACCGCCATTCAGGTGGCACCGGACGCGGCGACGTACGAGGTTGCGGCGAACCATGCCGCAAGCGGCGATGACGCGCACGGCGCGGCGTTTGACCTCAACGTCAACACGTTTGTCGACGATCAGGCTCGTTTGCACGTGCAGCGCGACGGGCTGACGGCAGGCGACATTATCACGGTGACGGGTACGGCGACATACGTAAACCCGACCGGCGAGACGGCACCGTACAAGGCGACTTGCACGTTCACCGTAAAATAATGTGCAGCGTCGTAACATGCTAGTATCGGGGTACCGGGTAACACCGGCACCCCGATTTTATTTTGCGAAAAAGAGGTATATATGAAATTTCCGCACTTGGATAATGCCACATCGTTTCCGGGCGCTGACGTGCACGTGTACGATCAGTACGTCAACACATACGATTATAATATGTGGACACCGAAAACCAAGATAAAACTATGTCACGTAAAATGGCGTAACGACGGCCACGATGCCGTTAAGTTCCGCGACGATAACGCACGTGACGCGTGGTTCGACGCACTGGACGGCGAGACCGTGCATCTTGACACCAGCATGTATATCGCCCGCGCCGACACGGACGGTATCAAAATACCAGTGCCATACATGACGGCTCAACGTTATAACTATATCGTGGTTGATTTTACACCGGATATAATGCAATCACCGCTACAGCAATCGGACTGCCAGACAAGATACCACTATTACATCACGGATATCACGGCAGAGGCACCCAATACGACCACCGTCGTAATGCAACGTGACATGTGGACGGACTACATCAATACGACGACGATCAACGGACTAATGCTCGAACGGGGACACGCGCCGCTAGTCGAGACAACACCTGAAAAATTGCTGGAGAACCCGCGCGAAAACAGTGCGGATCTGCTGGCACCAGATGTCAACTACGGCGGCGCGGCCAACCGCATCACCGATATCAAGGCAACCGGATTGACTGGCGGTGAACGATACGTGTGTTTCGCTTGCGCGTTCGGCGCGATCAGGTTGAAGGAGATGGCACGCACGCGCGGTGCCGACGTGACCGGCGACGATCCCACATATGGGAGCGGGGACGCTGCGGTGTCATCATGGACATGGGGCGCGGCGGGTATAGACATAAGCGGGTGCCGTACGCTCGGCACGCCCTACGCGTCACAGCGCGGGCGCACCCCGAACAACTGGACCGTGTTCGCGCTACGTGCAAGCGACGTAACCGGCGACTACATCAATGATCTGTTCGCGTACTACCCGCATATCGCTTCGGGCATAGGCTCGTGCTTCGTGGTGTCCGCGGACATGTGTGTTCGCGGTGCCAGTGCGCCCGTCATGGTCAACGGTGTCGCATGGATGACCATCATAGACACGGAGCGCACATTAAGTGACATCACGTTGACCCCGGAGGATTTCGACATGCCCCCCGAAGTCGCCGACGTGGCCAAACTGTACGTATCGCCATATAGCGTGTTGGAGATCACGGACACGTGGGGCAAGACAACCACGATCAACATCGAGGATTGCGGGCGGCTCAGCGTACGAACGTTGGTATCCGTTGCGTATCCGCTCGTGCGACAGGTCGCGTATCTGGATGGATACGGTGCGGACGGCAGCACCACTATCGCCGTGAGCAACCTCACAGGCGAGACCGTAAGCGGACATCTGCCCAATGCGGACGCGCTCGCGACGATCATATCGTACGATATCCCCACGTATGCGCTACAAAGACGTAATGTCGACGCATATCGCGGAGCCAACTACAATCGCACGATCAGACAAAACCGCGAGAACGCGATAACCTCGTATGAAAACGCCGCGCAAGCGGCCAACACCGCTCGTGATAACGCCAATATCAGCGCAGCCACGGCACGGAACAACACCGCACGAACGAACGCCGCGCAGACGGCCAACACCGCACGAGGAGTCTTGCGCGATCAGAAGATATCCGATGAGACCGTTGATACGCGTAATGACATACTCGATGCCGCGACAAAGCGCCTCGACGCTGACACCGCAACCGCGAACAGCAAAATAAGAACCGATCGTGACTGGGATGTAACACTCATGAACGAAACATATGTCACGGATACGCAAACGAACGCCATTTCATCCGTCACAAGCATGATAGGGTCGGTTGGCGGTGCGGCGCTGTCCGTTGCAAGCGGCGGTGCCGCCATCGGTCTAGCGACCAGCATCAGCGGAGCAGCGTTGCAAGGCTACAATACAGGTATCGCCATTACAAACAGCGAAAAACTCAATAAGGCGGCCAATGACGCGGCATATGCCAAGGCGGATAAAGCCACGTCGGCCAATACGGACCAGACGGCGCACGCCAAGACGCAAGCGACGGAAACGACGATACGCACCAACACGCAAACCGTGAAAACGATGCAACTCGCAACGGCGGCGGCCACCGATATGACCGCCAACGCCGTCAACGCGTCCAACGGCAACGCCACGGCCTCATACAACACCGCCACCGGCAACGCGGCACGCACGCGCAATCAAGCCGTGACAAACGCGAAACGCAGTATGCTCACAACACGTGACAATGCGACGAACACGTATCGTGACATGTACAATCAACCCCCCGCGCCGGTCGGTGCGTACTCGGGCGACCCGTGGCCGGATGAAATGGCGCAACGGGCGTACATTATAAAAGTCCGCACACAGACAAAGGGCGCACTAATGCAAGCTGGTATGTACATGTTGCGATACGGCATAGCAAGCAACAAACTCTATACCAAGCCGAACCTCACGGCATGCAGACATTACACGTATTGGAGGGCTGATGATATGTGGCTCACCAACGACATCGCCCCCAACGACGCACTGGACGCGATACGCGACCGCTTCACGGCAGGTGTTACAATCTGGAATGACCCCACCGAAATAGGCGGCGATTATCTCGCCGCGAATATCAACTAGCGAAAAAAGGTGTTATATATGGGACGTAAACGTACGCATAAGTGCCCGCCGACCCGCGCGGCCCTTGGCGAAAAAGGGCTGCCGGTGTGGCAGCAGTCGCAGCAACTCAACTCACAGGCGTATTACATGGCCTATTCGCAGATGCTGAACATCGCACTGTCACGTTTCAAATGGTTGAATCTGCCGAAAACGTGCAACTCGTGGTTTCTTGAGTATAATCTATTGTACTACGGATATGCCACGATTGCCTTTCCACATAGCAAACCCGGTGTGTTTTTTTCCACGCAAGCCGTTGTCAATTCCGACTTCAACGTGTATTATCGACCGAAGAAATGGACATCCTACGGGATAAACGGGTGGCATTTCGACGTCAACAATTCTAACGGGGTCTTTATCTATAGCAACAAGGCACGTACGCCGTTAGTGCCGACGCTTGAGTTTTTCGCGCACGAGATAGAAGATCTGTACATGACGCGACGGCAAAACCGCTTCCACCAGAAAACCCCGTTTATTCTGGAAGTGCCCGCCGGGCAGCAAACGGCGGGAGTCAACGTGATTAAGCAGATTTCAGGCGGTGAAATGGCAATCATGGCAACTCCCGGCTTCACTGATACCATGAAGGCGCAAGTGCTCAAGACTAACGTTGAATATATCGGCATGGAATTACAGACCGACATACAAAACACGTGGAACGCCTTTTATCAGTCGCTCGGAATCAAGAACCTACCCATGAAGATGGAGCGGCAGACGGCGGATGAGATAAACGATTACGGCGAACCCACCGATCTTCGGGCGCTGTCCGAGCTTGAGGAGCGTCGCGCCGCGTGCGACATACTCAACACGCGTTTCGCGCGATATCTGGATGCACCCATCGAGGTGGTGTGGAACCAGGACAACATAAGCCAAAACTATAATTACATGACCAACCTTGAAGCACTGGAGGACAACGACAATGGAGACATCTGATACGATATCGCCGTTTGTTCCGGGCGAAACCGTGCCCGATTATCACGCCGTCACCACGATAACATTGGGGGAATTGCTCGTGCCCGGTGGCATTGGCTGGACAACGCCGCAATGGTCGTGGCGTGATGACGCATACAACGACGCGCAATATTCCCGGTGCTGCGCAAAGATCGAGAACCGGTATTATGACCGCGAACTGGGCGTAATGCCGCCGAGCAGATGGCGGCGGCACCTGTTGCGGCTCATCGCCGAAATAATGCCCGTGCTCAAACCGCTCTACGAGCTTGCAGCCGGAAACCCCGGAATATTTATGACGGACAACGACACGTGGCACAAGACGCGAACCGTGTTCTCGGATTTCCCCGCGACGCAGCTCGCGACCGGTCAGGATTACGCAAGCAACGCCACCGACATGGAGTATGAGACCGTGACCAACGGCAACTACATGGATAAGATCAAGGCGATACGTCAAGGCGATTACGTGGATATCGACGTGCTACTATTGGAGCATCTGGAAGAATGTTTCAGCCCGTTATGGACTGTCGCCATAAACAACTATTAGGAGGTAAAAACACACATGTTCCCGCTGCCCTTATATAGCATGTGGCCGTACACGCCCGTAATACCGGCGTTCTACTGGAACGCAAAAAGCACCGAGGAAATCATAAAGCATCTGGCAAGCGAATACGATCACATCACGGCGTATTTCGACAAGCTCGCAACCGCGATCAACGCACTGAGCGCGGACATGCAAACGTTTGAAAGCCGCGTCGACGCACGTGTCAGCGCGATGGAAAAAACATTGGCGGCATTGCTGGACAATCTTGAGCATGTTGGCGATAAAATGATGATCTACGATCCTACACAAGGTACCTATGTAGACAGCAAGATAGCCATGCGCAACATATATCGTGAACTCGCGGTGTTCGGGGCACGAGTCAATCAGGTCGCCACCAAGACGGTGGACGACATGGCAAAACACCGCACCGACGAAACCGCCGCAGTCGGCAACCTCACCATATTCAACGACCCGACCCCGCGCGTCACCGACCCGCAAACTGGCGAACCCTACCCGCCCGTACAGTAAAGGAGAGACACCATGACCACCACACCATTCAACAATCTGCCACTATACGATACCGGTTCAGTGGCGGACCTACGCGACGCATACAACCGCAGTATGCAGCTCATAGACAAAAAACTGCACCAGCTCGACATACAAATACAAATACACCATACAACCGACACCCGCAAGGAGGCCTGAACATGGCAAGCACTACCGATAATTTCAACCTCGATCTATACGACACCGGCGACCCTGCCGCGTTGACCGACCAATACAACAGCGCAATACGCACGATCGATACAACACTGCTGACAATCAACGACAACGCCGCGGCTGCACTCAACACCGCCAAACAAGCGATGACGGAAACAGAAACCATAAACAACAATCTCGCAGCACTGGGCGTAACCGACAGCAACACCGCAAGCGCCCTGAAAAACAAAATAGACACCACCGCAAGCGATCTCGCCGTTACAACCGAAAAAGCGAATAACGCACTTGAACGCTTCAACGCTATCGAGTGGGGTACCGATGAAAAAGCGCAAAACTGGACAAACAACGTCGACAATAATATCAACAACACCAATCAAACACTAGCCGCGCTTAACGCAAGTAACCCGACGGACGCGAAAAAACTACTACACAACATCTATGACGCAAGCACCGGCGATATATCCACAGTCACAGGCATGACCATACAAGCACGGTTCATCACACATGATTACGGTGCGCAGTCAACCCTTAAACATGGTGACATCGTGTATTTCGGCTGCAATAACATCACCACCGAGGGCGGGCAACCAAAAATCGTAATCGTTGATATGGCCAGCAACACGATAACCACCAACAAAACAATCAACGCGGGGCACTTCAACGATATGGCATATATCAACGCAACCCCCAACACGCCTATATGGGTCGCACCCATCACATTAGACGGGACAACCGACTATAACGGCATACTGGCATACGATAACAATTTCAACACCAGCGTCAACATACCCATACCGCTACACGGCATAGCCGGTATCACCAAAGACCCGATCACCAACAAAGTATATTGCATATGCCGCAACAACCCGAACATCTACGAAATAAACATGACCGACTACAGCACCACTGTCATAGGTACCCGCCCAACGGGTACGGACTTCATGGGACAGGGTATCAGCGCATACAATAACAAGATCTTCGGATACACGACACGCATGTTCGCGTACCTCTACGACGTACGAACCAAGACACTGCAATGGTACAATTGTATGGCAACCGATCTACTCATGTCGAGACGCATCGGCGAATACGAGGCCGGCGAATTTGACAACGAAGGCAATCTATGGGCATGCGCCCGTTCGATCTGCAATGACGACGCGACATCATACATAAATTGGGGCGGTTGGATATCGTTCCCAAGTAACGCAACCCCGCACACAATCGGCGGACACACCGCAAAAATCGCGCAAACAATAGAAATAACCGGCGACTCGCTTAAACCAAGATTCACAACAATAAACCAGATATGCAGTGTCTTCGAAGTCGCTACAATGATAACCAAACCCAACACGATAAAAATATCCACAACACTAAACGACGCCGAACACGGACAATTGCGACTAACTGGATATTTAGTAATCCCAGGCGACTACACATGTTTCAAACTAATGCCAACCGGTTTCGGTGGCCTCCGAGTACCCGGCACCGGAAAAATAACCATTACCACCACTGGTACACAGATCGAATGCTCAGACCGATGTGCGTCATATACGTACATGGTCACACCATCACTAGGCCCGAATGACATAGTACAATATCGCAACGGCGGATGTGTACTAAACCTAATAGCATGCGGTAACGCACGCGGTATACAGATATCCGATACCGTAATCGAACCCGATACCAACAAAATATATTTCGGCCCTACTAAGGTAGTTGGATAACAATATAGCCCGGTAATATTACCGGGCTATATTTTTTATTATTCACACCCTAAATTCTTCACCAAAGTCAGCATAATGCTGTTCAAGATACGCATTGAAAAAACGCTGATCGGAACACGGACTAAGTTCCGCATGAAGCTCTTCACGAATATCATCATCCATAAGAGCAACCGCCGCATCAAAATCAACTTCACGGCCATTCCAGTCAACAACCTTACGCATGTTTTCTGCTCCTTTTTTATGCTGTTTTTTTGTTGATACCTACAATATAGCACGTACACAAACACGACACGCCGAAACACGACAATTCTTTCACGCACACATTCACGTAGCACACAATACCGCACATGTCAACCAGCCCCGGCGTGTCGCAGCTTAATGGGAACAATTCTCAATAGAGAGTGACTATC